TATGTTGAACAAGCCTACTGCACCACGGGTAGATGAAAAAGCACAGGGCGGCGTGGTGAGTTTGTTAGATAAAGCACAGAACATGAACCGCGGTCCGAAGGGCGTGGCGAGTTTATCGTCGATAGCTAGGAATATGAACCGCCCTATGGTAAGTTAGGGCAAAGGAGATAGCACATGGCTCGTAAACCTATTGCTGGAATGGTGGACAAAAACGTCCCGTCGCAACTTGACCCTGAAGATTTAGCTGCGGAGATAGAGTTGGAATTACCCGGCTCTATGGATGACAACGTCGTTGCTTTTGAGGGCATGGCAGAGAACATGAGTGTTGAGGTTACGCCGGATGAAGACGGTGGTGTGACTATTGACTTTGACCCGCAGGATCAGCGTGGTGCGGGTGATGATTTTTATATGAATTTGGCTGAAGAGATGCCTGATGGTGAACTTGGCCGTATTGCGAATGAGTTGTTAGCAGAGTTTGATGCTAACAAAGCTAGCCGACAGGAGTGGGAAGATGCTTATGCTAACGGTTTGGAGTTGCTGGGATTCTCTTACGAAGAAAGAGCACAGCCCTTCAGAGGTGCTTCAGGTGTCACGCACCCATTGCTTGCTGAGGCGGCTACTCAATTTCAGGCGCAGGCGTTCAATGAGCTGCTGCCAGCTAGTGGGCCAGTGCGAACTACTATCTTAGGCGCAGAAACTAGGGAAAAACAGCAGCAGTCACAGCGCGTCAGGCACTTTATGAACTACTACATCACCAATGTGATGGAGGAGTATACCCCAGAACTTGACCAGATGTTGTTTTACTTACCTTTAGCGGGTAGTACATTTAAGAAAGTCTACTATGACGAGACTTTGGGTCGTGCGGTAAGTAAGTTTATAGCGGCAGAACACCTTGTGGTTCCTTACGAGACCTCTGATTTAGAGACTTGCCCTAACATTACGCAGGTTTTACGCATGTCTCTCAACGATTTGCGTAAAAAACAGGTGTCTGGCTTCTATTTAGACATACCGGTGATACCTGCACAGGGTGAAAATGACGCTGTAAGTGAGGAACTTAGCAAAATTGACGGTATGTCACCCACTCAGATTGACTATGACTGCACTATTTTGGAGTGTCATGTCGATTTAGACCTAGAAGGGTATGAAGACGAGGACGAAAACGGCGATCCGACCGGTATTAAGATACCATATGTTGTCACAATCAGTCAGGACAACGGCCAGATACTGTCGATTCGTCGTAATTACCGTGAAGAAGACGAATTAAAGCGAAAAATACAATATTTTGTGCATTATAAGTTTCTTCCGGGCTTTGGTTTCTATGGATTAGGCTTAATTCACACGATTGGCGGCTTGTCACGTACCGCCACAGCGGCACTGCGACAGTTAATCGACGCTGGTACGTTATCCAACCTCCCAGCGGGCTTTAAAGCTCGCGGATTGCGTATTAGAGATGACGATGACCCGTTGCAGCCCGGTGAGTTTCGCGATGTTGACGCTCCCGGAGGGGCTATTCGTGACAGCCTGATGCCGCTGCCATTTAAAGGGCCTGATCAGACGCTATTTAACTTGCTTGGGTTCGTAGTTGATGCTGGTCGCCGCTTTGCAACCATAACAGACATGAAAGTTGGTGATGGTAACCAGCAGGCGGCTGTAGGAACAACTATTGCTCTGCTGGAACAAGGCTCTCGCGTGATGAGTGCGGTGCATAAACGCTTGCATTACGCTATGAAACTAGAATTTAAGTTCTTATCGCGTGTAATGTCAGAATCCTTACCGGAGGAGTATCCTTATTCTGTAGAGGGTGCAGAAGCCTCTGTAAAAGCAAGAGATTTTGATGACCGCGTAGATGTTATACCCGTATCTGACCCGAATGTGTTCTCTCAGGCACAACGCATAGCTTTAGCGCAGACTAAGCTACAGCTTGCGGGTGCAGCACCAGATATGCACAACATGTATGAAGTGTACAGAGACATGTATGATGCTCTTGGTGTTAAAGATACTGACCGTATCATGCGTCGTGTGCCGGATGAAGAGCCACAACCAAAAGACCCTGCACAAGAAAACATAGATGTTTTGGACATGATACAGCTCAAAGCTTTTGAAGGTCAGGAACATGAAGCGCACATTATGGCGCATATGGTCTTTGGTTCTACACCAATGGTAGCCGGTATGCCTGCGGTAGGCATAGCTCTACAAAAGCACATTATGGAACATGTAAGAATAGCTGCAAGAGAAAGGGCTGCTGTTGAGTTTATTCAACAACGTCAGGCAGATGGCGGGCAGCCCGCGACAGAAGAAGAAATGTTGGCGATAGAAAGTCTTACGGCACAGTTTATTGCTGAAGGTATGCAGTCATTGAAACAGTTGTCACAGCAGGTATCTGGCCAAGGCCCAGATCCTCTGGTTCAGTTGAAAGAACAGGAGCTTCAGATACGGGCACAGGCAGAACAGGCCGATGCTCAGAACGATGCGGCTAAGCTAAACCTTGATGCTCAAAACCAGAGAATGAGAGCAGACCAGTTCCAGCAACGCTTGGCAAGCCAAGAACGCCAGACACAGGCTCGCATAGATGCAGCAGAACGGCGTGAATTTATTAAACAGAAGGGTGATTAAAAATTTTAGCGGAACTGGCGGCTGCGAATGCGGCCTTTACAATTATTAAGAAGGCTGTCCAGAATACTGGGGATATTGCCAAAGCAGGAAGGGCTATATCAGATTTTGTTATAGCCAAGGAAGAGCTGCAACGGAAAGGTAATAAGAAAAAGAAATCAGGAGTCCGTTCATCTGATCTTGAAGAGTTTATGGCTCTGGAAAGCATTCGTCAAAAGGAACAACAGTTAAAACAGATAATGATATACACAGGTCGGCCCGGTCTTTGGCATGATTGGCAAAAATTTCAGGCAGATGCTAGAAAAGAACGCAGGGTGCGAGAAGAGTTGGCCAGACGCAGAAGAGCAGAACTTGCAGAAGCGATTGGTTTAGGCGCAGCAGGTCTGTTAGTTGCTTCAATGGTGGCAGGGCTTGTTGCTTGGGTAGCGTGGTTGAAGGGGATGTTTGACTAATGAGTGCAGAAGACGTAGCGAGAAAGCTTTTAGAACTTAAAATACTGCCTAGATTTATGATGTTGTGCATGACAGGCGTGTATATCAGATGCATAGAATGGGCACTTTCGCAGCCAGATTTAACAACTCAGCAGGCTTCGCTAATTTCAGTTGTCACGGGTGCCATGACAGGCAGTCTGGCGGTATGGCTCAACTCAGAGAAGTAAATGCCAGCTAAGTTAAATGAAAATACTGAGGTAGCACTACCGTTACGCAACATCATATCTATGGTTGCGGCTGCTAGTTTAGCAACATGGGCTTACTTCGGCTTAATAGAAAGATTGAATACGCTAGAGACCAATCAAACAATGATGCGGGCTGATCTTGAACAAAATACTGAGTTTCGCATTAAATGGCCGAGAGGAGAGATGGGTTCGCTCCCGGCTGATTCTGAGCAATTCATGCTAATTGAGCACTTAGCTGTTGAGTTAGAAAAGCTACAGAATGAAATAGAAGGCGGTATGGCCCCTTATGACCAACAACAAAAATTAACTTTGGAATTTTACGAAAAACGTATTAGTAATCTTGAAGAAAATTTAGAAAAGATGAGAAACGGTGGTTGAACTTACTTTTGTTTTATTGTTGGTAATGGGCGGGGAAAAAGTAGAATACACCCCATATAAATCTCTGTCTGAGTGTTTATCGGTCAGGCGTAAGATAAAACGTAATGTGGGGCACACTAATAATTTTGACCAAAAGTGGTCCTGTAAAGAATTAAAAGTTATGGTTCTAAACGGAGAAATTTTAGATTTTATTGAGGAGTAACCCATGTTACAGGCTTTAATAGGTCCAGCAACAGATCTGATTGGTAAGTTCGTTGAGGATAAAGATAAAAAGAATGAGTTGGCGCATGAGATTGCGACAATGGCAGAACGACACGCGCAGGAGCTGGCAAAAGGACAGCTTGCGATTAACGCTGAGGAAGCAAAGTCAAAGAATATTTTTGTAGCTGGATGGAGACCTTTCGTTGGTTGGACTTGTGGACTTGCTCTCTTTGTGCATTTTCTTGCTATTCCTATTGCTGATGTGGTGACGGCATATCTTGGTCTTACTCCACCTGCTTACCCAGCTTTCGATATGGACACTTTAATGACTGTGTTGCTGGGCATGTTGGGGCTTGGTGGACTCCGTACATACGAAAAACAAAAAGGTTTAACAAAATGAATAAAGATAAATTGTGTGAAGAAATAGCCGAAGACGAGGGTTGTAAATACGAGATATATTTGGACCATCTTGGTCTGCCAACTTTCGGAATTGGCGCACTCATTAAACAAGGTGACCCCGAATATGGCAAGCCTGTAGGCACGGTTATAGAGCAAGAGCGTGTTCAGCAGAGGTTTCATTTGGATATGGCCGTAACTCTTGATGAGTGTAAGGTTTTGTATCCAGATTTTGATGACCTGCCAGAGGAGTGCCAACACATCATTGCAAACATGATGTTTAATTTGGGTCGGCCTCGGTTGAGTAAGTTTAAGGGCATGAAAGCTGGCGTTGATGCTAGAGATTGGGATAAAGCCGCAGATGAAATGGTTGACTCGAAGTGGTATACGCAAGTGCCGAACCGCGCACGGCGTTTAGTAGACCGTATGAGAGCTCTTGCAGAAACACCATAATGTGTTATAAGAACACATAAGATTTAATGCGGAGTTATCGGAGTGGATGAAATATATTTTGCTGAGGCCGTTTTTCGGATTGTAAAAGAACGGCGTCAGGCCATTTACGATTTGTTAATCTATGACAACGTAAATAGCATGGAGCAGTATCGTGAGCTCATGGGTAACTTAAAAGCCCTAGATCACGTGGAACAGGAACTCAAGAGCCTGCTAGATAAACAGGAGCGAAGTAATGACTGAGGCGCAAAAGGTTAACATTGACGATGTAGCAGAGGGAGTCGCCAACCTCACAGAAGCTTACAAAGATGTCACTGATAAGATATTGGACCCCGAAGCCATAGGTGGTTCACTTTTAGAAAGGATGCCAGACCCGACGGGCTGGCGTTTGCTTATTTTACCCTACAGAGGTAAAGGCAAGACTGATGGTGGTATTTACCTGCCAGACAAAGTTGTCGAAGAGCAAACAGTATCTACACAGGTTGGCTATGTCCTAAAAGTAGGGCCTCTGGCTTATAAGGACACAGAGAAGTTTCCCTCTGGTCCATGGTGCAAGCAGTCTGATTGGGTCATGTTTGCCCGTTATGCTGGCTCGCGTTTCCGTATTGATGGTGGTGAAGTTCGCATCTTAAATGATGATGAGATCTTAGCTTGCATCAAAGAACCTGAAGATATCCTGCATTTCTAGGAGAAATAAATGGCAGAAGAGAAGAAAGAACAGATTGAATTAGATCTGGACGATGCTCAGGAAACTGAGGTTGAAATAGGCGGCGAAGAAAAAGAACAAGACGTTCCTCTCGCTGCGGAGTCAGAAGACTCTGATGATAATTTTGAAAAAGCAAAAAGTAAGACGCAGATGCGAATTGACCGTCTTACAAAGAAAATGCGAGAGGTTGAGCGTCAAAGAGAAGAGGCCATACAGTACGCTAAAAATGTACAGGCAGAGGCGCAACAATTAAAAAGTCGTATGGATGCTTTGGACAATAATTATGTTCAAGAGTACAGTAATCGCGTAGAAACTCAAACAGCTTCTGCTGAGCAAGAGTTGGCTCGTGCCATAGAGATTGGGGATACCAACGGTGTTGTTGAGGCACAAAGGAAAATCACCAGACTCGCGATTGAAAATGATCGCGCGGAACAGGCTAAAGCTCAACAAGAACGCTATGCCCAACAGGCTAAAGCTCAACAGGAAGCGCAGGTACAGGCACCTATGCCTCAACAGCAACCTCGCCGCCCGGACCCGAAGGCGGAGGAGTGGGCGACGCGTAATGAGTGGTTTGGTTCAGATGAAGCTATGACATATGCTGCTTTTGGCATACACAAGAAGCTCGTTGAGAACGAAGGGTTTGACCCGCAGACAGATGACTACTATAATGAATTAGACAAGCGTATGCGGACAGAGTTTCCACATAAGCTTAACGGTGGTAGCAAACGGCCCGCTCAGACGGTTGCTTCCGTATCCCGCAACAGTTCTGGGCGCAGTAGTGGGAAAACGGTTAGACTCACCCCTAGCCAAGTCGCAATAGCGAAGAAATTGGGTGTGCCGCTTGAAGAATACGCGAAATACGTGAAGGAGTAAGAGAATGTCCGAAAAACAAAATGAAATGTTTGAAGGTGCCATAGATCGTGCTTCTCGCGCAAAAACCTCTAGGGAGAAGACGGCTAGGCGTAAGCCGTGGGCTCCCCCGTCTATGTTAGACGCACCGCCTGCACCGGATGGATATAAGCATCGTTGGATACGAGCTGAAACTCGTGGTTTTGACGATACTAAAAATATCAGCGCAAAGTTGCGTGAAGGTTATGAGCTCGTCCGTAGTGATGAGTATCCTGACTTTGAAGCTCCGGTTATCGACTCAGGTAAATATGAAGGTGTGTTTGGAGTAGGTGGTTTAGTTCTTGCTCGTATACCGGATGAAACTGTGGCTGAAAGAACAGCTTACTTCAACTCAAGAAGTGCTGATCAGATGGAAGCAGTCGATTCTGACATGATGAGAGAGAATGCTCATTCGACTATGACGATTAATAAACCCAATCGTCAATCTCGTGTAACTTTTGGTGGCCCGCAGAAATGATGGCTACCTTTTTGTCAACTAGGAGAAACTAATGGCAAATACCCTAACAGGTGGTTTTGGCCTTCGTCCTATTGGTAAAACGGGTGGTAATCCCAATAACAACGCTACAACGATGTATGAGATTGCCAACAACTACACAACCGCTATCTATAACGGTGGGATTGTTATCCCATTGGCAGGAGGCACGATTGCTATTTCCGATCAGGCTGTAGCTCCTCTTGGCGTTTTAGGTGGTGTTGAGTATGTTGACTCCGTAACCGGTAAGACTACCCACCTTAATTATTGGCCCGGATCAAACGCAGTAAGCGTTAACACAAACTTTCCTGTGAAAGCTTACGTGTATGATGATCCAATGCAGCTATATGTTGTAGTAGCAGATGGCACTAACACAGACCGTGCAACCGCGCTGGCTGATGTTTTCGCTAACTGTGACATGGCAAGTGTTAACAACGGTAGCACTAATACAGGCAAGTCTTCAGACATGTTAGATATTAGCACCGCTGCAACCACCGCGAATCTGGATGTTCGTATTGTTGGCCTCTATGAAGAGGAAGGTAATACTGATTATTCAGCGGTTGGCCATCAGTACATTGTTCGTTTGAACGCACCGTTTAACTCAGGCTTTGCTGCCGCCGTAGGCACCGCAGCAAACACCGGCATATAGGAGGCTAGGATATGGCTATTTCAAGAGCACAACTAGCTAAAGAGCTAGAACCCGGTCTGAATGCACTTTTTGGGCTTGAGTACGACCGTTATGAGAACGAACATGCTGAGATCTTTGCAGAAGAAGCTTCAGATCGTTCTTTTGAAGAAGAGGTGATGCTCGGTGGATTTTCAACAGCACCAACTAAAGAAGAGGGCGCAGCCGTCTCTTTTGATGATGCTCAAGAAACATTTACCGCACGGTACACACATGAAACAATCGCTTTGGCCTTCTCAATTACTGAGGAAGCTATTGAAGATAACTTGTATGACCGTTTGGCATCTCGTTACACCAAGGCTCTGGCCCGTTCTATGGCTCAGACCAAACAGATTAAAGCTGCGGCTATTTTGAACAACGCGTTCACAGCAGGCGCATCTGCAATCGGTGACGGTGCAGCACTTTGCTCTTCATCACACCCATCTCTTTCAGGCAACCAGCGTAACTTGCTGTCAACTGCCGCTGATTTGAATGAAACTTCACTTGAGCAGATGTTGATAGATATCGCAGGTTTGACTGATGAGCGTGGTCTGAAGATTGCTGTTCGTGGCACAAAGCTGATTATTCCAAAAGAACTGCAATTTATTGCAGAGCGAGTAATCAACTCGAACCTGCGCTCAGGAACTGCTGATAACGATGCAAATGCTATTAGGAACATGGGGATGCTGCCCGAAGGTGCAGTTGTAAACCACTTCCTAACAGATACAGATGCATTCTTTATCAAGACTGATGCACCTAACGGTTTCAAATACTTTAACCGTTCTCCAATCAAAACTGCCATGGAAGGTGACTTTGACACCGGTAACATGCGGTTTAAGGCACGTGAGCGTTATAGCTTTGGTGTCTCAGATTGGCGTTGTGTGTTCGGCACACCGGGCGCAGCATAAGACTTCCGTTTGGGAACAGAAAGAGCGACTTCACAGTCGCTCTTTTTTATTGTATTGTTAATTATCCTGACAACTCCATTGGGGGGTTGACACTAGCCAAGACAGGAGAAATACATGGCTACAACTACTTTTTCGGGCTCTGTCCGTTCAAAAGCAGGTTTTAAGGTAATCAACGAGGCCTCCGGCACTGGTACGATTACAGAAACAGGCTTTTCCATAAATTCAACGGGTCAGTTGATTTCTTTGGGATCAAGAAAAATCCAAACTTTTGTAGGGTCACTGGCAGACACAGATACCAGCACACAATACGCTGACGGTGATGTCCTAGTAGAATTAGGCACTCTTAACACCGATCACCCAGATGCACTGGTAACCGCAACAAAGTTTTTCATCCATAAAGCCGTAATCGGTATTACTACTGCTGCGGGTCAAACTTTGGTCGGCTCTTTACAGTTGAGTGCTACAAGTGGCACCGCAACTAACACGGCAGTATCGTCAGGTACAGAGATTGTTGGAGCAGGTGTAGCAGCCTTTTCACCGACTTTATCTGCTGCGCTGTCCGTAACTGAGATTGATATTAATTTTAACAACTCAGCCGGTAACTTCCATGTGTTTGAACCAAATGTTACTGCTCCGATTGCAAGCACTCATTTGTATGCTGCGGCTACAACTACGTTAAACGCAGACGCAACGGCAGGTAGATTTACGGTTGAACTAGAATACTCAGTATTCTAAGGAGGTTAAAATGGCGGATGCTGTAACCTCGCAAACACTAATTGACGGCCCTAAACATGCTGTCATGAAGTTCACCAACGTCTCTGACGGGAGTGGAGAGTCTGCTGTAAAAAAGGTAGATGTTTCTGCTCTTGCCAGCAGTTTAGATGGTGTTGCGTGTAGTGAAGTCGTTATAGAACGTATTTGGTGGCAGTGTAACGGGATGAAGGTGAAAATCTTGTTTGACGCTACTTCCAATGCTTTTTGTATTGAGTTGGGTGAAAACCAAAGTGGTCATCACGATTACAACTCTTTTGGCGGTTTAACTAATAATGCGGGCAGTGGAAAAACTGGTGATATTTTGTTCACAACTGTTGGTCACTCTTCTGCGGACACGTATACCATCATGCTGTATATGCGTAAAAAATATGCGTAAGAGGTAGTAAATGGCACGGCGTAAAGCAAAAATGCCGCCGCGCAATAAGAAAAATTTCCGTCCCACAAAGGCTGGGGCGGGAATGACTAAAGCTGGGGTGGCCGCGTATAGAAAGGCAAATCCCGGATCTAAATTAAAAACGGCTGTTACAGGTAAAGTAAAACCCGGAAGTAAAGATGCAAAACGGCGAAAGTCTTTTTGTGCTCGTTCTGCTGGTCAGATGAAAAAATTTCCTAAAGCAGCTAAAAATCCAAATAGCAGGCTACGGCAAGCTCGCAAAAGATGGAAGTGCTAATGAAAGCGGATGATGTTTTAAAGCTTTTAGAAAAGCATGAAGAAGAGTGTAACCGACGCTATGCTGAAATACAAAAACAGCTAGATAAACTAGATGTGCGCTTGTGGGGCATAGCAGGTTTAATAGTTGCAGCAGCCGTCGTGCAGAAGGTGTTTTAAATGACCAGTGCAGTGAGAATAGGGGCAGCCGCGTGTCCTGTACCTAAACGTGCTACAAGAAGCGTAGTTCGTATGAAAAAAGGCGGAAAGGTGAAGAGTGGTGGGAAGATTTGTCCGGAAGGAAAGGCATGGGCTAAAAGGACGTTTGATACATATCCGTCAGCGTATGCAAACTTGGCAGCCTCAAAATACTGTAAAGACCCAAATTACGCTAAAAAATCAAAAGGTGGAAAAAGAAAAGGTCGATAGATGTTAACAGGAAGAGCTAAAACGCAGGTTAAAAAGGTAGCTAAGAAACTAAGAAAGGCATCTAAAGCACATGCGGGACAAGCTAAAACATTATCTAAGTTGGTGAAAAATGGGAAACGCAAAAGATCCTAAAAAAGGCACTGGTAAAAAGCCCAAAGGGTCTGGTCGTCGGTTATATACGGATGAAAACCCCAAAGACACTGTGTCGATAAAATTTGCTACACCGGCTGATGCAAGAGCTACTGTTGCAAAAGTTAAAAAAATAAAAAAACCGTTTGCTAGAAAGATACAAATACTTACAGTTTTAGAGCAAAGAGCAAAAGTTGCAGGAAAAATGGAACAAGCTAAAATTGCTAAGGCGGGCAAAAATGCAATACGAAGGCAGCAAGGGACTGCATAATGGGACAGTTAAAACAATGGCTGAAACAAGACTGGGTGAGGATTGGAACAGATGGCTCTATCAAAGGCCCATGTGGCACTTCAAAAGATAAGAAAAACCCTGATCGTTGCTTGCCTAGATCTAAAGCTAATAGTTTATCCAAGAGTGAACGCGCTGCAACTGCGCGTAAAAAGAAAAAAGCGGGAGCTAAAGGAAAGACTACGGTCGCTAATACAAAACCTGCGAAGGTAACAAATTTAAGGAACGGAGGGGCTGTAACACGCCCTAAAAGACCTTTTAGGGGAAAAAAGATCCCCGGAACTGTTGTAGCACGTGGTTGCGGTGCTGTAATGGCTAATAGAAGAAAACGCACCAAAATTGCATAGGAGAAAGTAATGGCAAAAGAATTTATGACAATGGATGAGTATGCATCTAGCCTTGTTGGAAATGTGGCCCCTACCATGAAGAAAAAAGGCATGGCTAAGGGCGGTAAAGTCCAGAAGATGGCCAAAGGTGGCATGATGAAGAAAAAAGGTTATGCTAAAGGTGGTGCTGTCGGCATGAAGAAGAAGGGCATGGCTAAAGGTGGCAAGGTTCAGAAGATGGCTAACGGCGGCATGATGAAGAAAAAAGGCATGGCTAAGGGCGGTAAGGTTCAAAAGATGGCCAGAGGCGGCATGATGAAGAAGAAGGGTATGGCCAAGGGCGGCAAGGTATAAGACTTTGCCCTATCTTCAAAGTAATATTCCGCATTTCAAATGCTGGGTGCGGAGAGAGTATACATGTAACCACTCTAATTATCATGGCGAGTTTCTTCACGCTATGGCGATTGCGGTTACCACGATGCCCGGTCGGTGTCTAAGTTTTCAGATGATATTCACCGGCTGTGAAACGGATGGCACGGATGAACAGAACGTGCATGGGGGTGCGATGTGGGCCAGAATGCCCATAACTGCGCTTGTTGCAGATACCCCTTTTGAAGAATGGCCAGAACCTATGCCTGTCCATTTAGCGCAACCTTGGGACTGTATGTCCCATACACACGCAGTTTATCGTTTAGATCGCGCTCATCCGTGCCCTTGGATAGCTAAAATAGGGCCTGAGTTTTATCCAGCTAAATACTATTTTACGGTAGATTATACTGAAAGTGAGATAGCTGATGATCCAGCACAACATAAGCAAAGCCATGTTTTGGAGCTTTTGGATGCTGGTCCTTATACTGGTAACATCGTTGCTCTGCCTAACAATCGTGTGAGGGTCACACATCCAGCTTGGTTTGAAACAGGTGAGGGTGCGCCAGATTTCTTGCCATCTCAGCATATACACTATTCAAAATCGGATTTAGACTATACAATGGATGTGAACCAGATATTTGATAACTTGTACGCGAAAGATAAGTAATGGCTGTTTCTGGAAGTGTAGATTTTGAATTAGACGTATCTGATTACGTAGAAGAGGCTTTTGAGCGTTGTGGTTTAGAAGTAAAAACAGGATATGATTTAGTTACTGCTCGAAGATCCTTAAATATAATGTTGGCTGAGTGGGCCAATCGTGGCCTTAATCAGTGGACAATAACACAACGAACACAAGCTTTAACTTCTGGTACAAGAACATATTCTCTGTCTGCTGATGTAATAGACATATTAAGTGCTGTGGTCACTCGTAGCAGTACAGATTTTTCATTAACTCGTGTTAGTAGAGACGATGACTTAAACATCCCAAACAAAGCCACCACAGGGCGACCAACGCAATTCTTTTTGGATAGACAAGTAACTCCCAGTTTACGTTTATGGCCAACACCGGATAATAGCACGGATGTGATTGTTTACAATGCTTTGACACGCATAGATGACGCTGATACCGCTATAAACACTTTAGATGTGCCTTTTAGGTTCTATCCTTGCTTAGCTGCTGGTTTAGCTTACTATCTTTCTCTTAAACGTGCTCCAAACCGCACTCAAATGTTGAAGGCGATATACGAGGAAGAATTTGAAAGAGCCATGGGAGAGGATCGTGATAGAGCTAGTTTCACGGTAACTCCGGAATATACCTTCTTTAGGACAAACTAATGGCTAGATATGCCACTGGAAAAAACGCCTACGCTGTATCTGATCGCTCTGGAATGCGGTATAAGTATAAAGATATGCGAAAAGAATGGAATGGGGCTTTAGTTGGTAAAGATGAGTTTGAAAGAAAACACCCTCAGTTGGGGCCGTTTAGAAAAGTATATGACCCGCAGTCTTTAAAAGAGGCTCGTCCAGATACTAACAACATATTTAATGTTAAAGCTCAGTTTCCTATATTTAATTTAACTACATTAAGACATGAGTTAGTCCCTCAAGCAGAGGGCAAGGTTGGAACAGTAACTTTTGGTGGTGATGTAACAACGCCAACTAGCGCAACAAGCACGGGTGTTGCTGCAACAGGAGCTGTTGGAACAGTAACGGCTTCTGGAACAGGAACAGGTGTAAATGCAACCTTTACCGTGACTGTTGTAAGCACTGGTTACGGTAATAAATATTACATAGATGGCGTACAACAAGATACCGTAAATCTGTCCGAAGGAAGCACTTACAGATTTGATCAGTCTGATAGTAGTAATTCTGGACATCCGTTAAGATTTAGCACTACTTCTAACGGCACTCACGGGGGTGGTTCTCAATACACAACAGGTGTAACCACTAACGGTACAGCGGGTTCTTCCGGAGCATATATTCAAATCACTGTTGCTGTTGGTGCTCCGACGCTGTATTACTATTGCACAAATCACAGTGGTATGGGCGGACAGGCGAATACACCATGAGTTTTACATACACCACACTAAAAACGGCAATAAAAGATTATACAGAAAACCAAGAAGCTACTTTTGTTTCTCATTTAGTTGACTTTGTTAAATCAGCAGAAGAGCGTATATTTAAAAGTGTTGATCTGGAGTTTTTTCGTAAGAACGCAACAGGTACAACAACTGCGGGCAACCAATTTTTAGCGGTTCCTGATGATTATATAGCATCTTTTAGTTTATCTGTAGAAAGTTCAAGCAATAAAAAGTTCTTATTAATTAAAGACGTAAACTTTTTACAAGAATACAACCCAAATCCAGCAACGACAGGCACTCCAAAGTATTATGGGGTTTATGACTTTCAAAACTTTTTACTGGCTCCGACACCAGACGCTGCTTATACCGCAGAGTTACATTATTACTATAGACCTACTAGCTTAACGCAAAGTCAATTTTTATTGACAGTTAGTAGTGTGAGCGGGACTTTTGTAGCTGGAGAAACCATTACAGGTGGGACAAGTGGTGCTACCACAACTATTGCTTCAATCGTCACTTCTACGACTTTTAACATCATAATACCCAGCACTGATTTAACTGTTGGTGAAACAGTAACTGGTGGGACAAGTGGAGCTACAGGGACTGTTGTTTCAACGTCGTCTGACTCTACTACAACATTTTTAAGCCTTAACGCTCCTAATGCTATGTTATACGGTAGTTTAATAGAGGCTTACACCTTTATGAAAGGTGAGCCTGATGTTTTAAAAGCGTATAGTGAAAGATTTGTAGAGTCTTTAGTACGTTTAAAAGATTTAGCAGAGGCAAGAGAAAACGAAGACGCCAACAGACAGGGTCTACCAAGGCGGCCTCGTACATGATTGTTGCGATAGTTGGTCTAGGTGGAAGCTACGCTGATTATATAGCTGCACGAGTGGCTTCTCACGAATTTGATGAAATTTGGGGTATAAATTGTATCGGCGGTATCATACACGTTGATAGGACGTTTATGATGGACCCGGTTACTCGTTTTATAGATACCGAAAACGCGGGATCACAAACGGGTATAGCCAGAGAGTTTTTAGCTAAAAACACAAAACCAATATATTCTTGTATGCAACATGCGGATTTTCCAGCTATTGAATTGTATCCTTTAGAAAAGGTAGTTAAATCAACAGGTTATTGTTATTTTAACAACACTGTGGCGTATGCCATGGCGTATGCTATATGGAAAAAAGCAGAAAAGATATGTTTGTATGGTATTGATTTTACGTACAAAAATGTAAACATGGCGGAGTCTGGAAGAGCTTGTGTAGAGTTTTGGTGCGCCATAGCGGCATCTAAAGGGATTAAGCTTGAAATTGCACACCGCTCTGGTTTGTTGGATACAAATGTTCCAGAAAATGAAAAACTTTATGGTTACCATAGATTGGACGATCCGTTGGTGCAAACAGTTCAAGAGGGTAACATTTTGATAACAAAACAGTCTGAAATAAAACCACCAGAACCGGTGGAGTCGGACCCTATTATTTTTGGGAGACACGATAATGTTTGAGATAAACACAGCTAGTGTTGGTGCTGTAGACATCATAACCTCTGATAATGGTGGGCTTTCTAACGATCAGATAGCAGAAATGGCTGCTAATAAGATTATTTACATATCAGATGATGCTCCAGAACCCATACGTTTACAGGCAGAAGCTTTTAAAGATAGAGTTCGTAATTTAGTGCAATATTATGTAGAGTTGGCTAGAAAGGAAGAACGTGCTACAATTTGTGCGAAGGTCCGTGAGGCGGGTCAACATCAACTAGCTGACGCTATAGGGAGACTATAATGGCAATAGCACAAGCAATGTGTACCGCATTTAAACAAGAACTGATGTTGGGTACGCACAATTTTGCAACTAACGGCAACGCTTTTAAGCTTGCTTTGTATGCAGAAAGCAGCGGCGGTAAATCAAGCACCACTGCTACTCTAGGAGCTACAACGACGGCTTTTACTACGACGGGTGAGGTAGCTTCCAGCGGCACATATGCAACAGGCGGGGGTACTCTCACAAAAGTTGCTCCTACAACATCTGGAACTACTGCATTCACTGATTTTGCTGATCTTAGCTTTACTACAGCTACAATTACAGCCATGGGTGCTTTAATCTATAACAGCACAAACAGCAACAAAGCTGTGGCTGTTTTAGATTTTACATCTAATAAAACATCTACATCTGGTACTTTTACTATTCAGTTTCCAACAGCAGATGCAAGTAACGCTATTATTCGCATAGCGTAACGAGGTGATAAGGTGACTGTATCGGGATGGGGTAGAGGCACTTGGGGTCAAGGTGCTTGGAACCAAGCCATACCGATTTCTGTCACAGGTGTATCAGCCACAGCTTCTGCGGGTGCTGTAACACCAGAAGGATCTATGCTTCATGTGCCCACGGGTGCGGCAGCCACCGGAGCTGTTGGTAACTTAACCCTAACTGGCACGGCACTTTTCTCAATTACAGGCGTAGCAGGAACTTCTGCTCTTGGCGATGAGCAAACTAATGCCGGGGCAAGAGTAATAGGTGTTGGTGCGGTAGCCACTGTAAGTCTAGGTGAAGAGGGTGTTACAGGCTCATCTGTGTTGTCTCTTACAGGTATTGCAGGGACAACTTCTTTAAGCACAGGAACGGTTACCTTCCCTTTATCTGTAGGAGCGTCTCCAACAGGGGTTACAGGAACAGGAAATACTGGTATAGTCCTTGTGTACACAGATGTTATACCATCTCAAACACCTAATTGGGTGTCTGTGGCTGGAGTATCGACCACTTGGACAGATAAAACACCATCTCAGACTCCCGCTTGGACCAATAAGGCGGCATAGGAGTAGACATGGCAAGTTCGTTTAGCACTAATCTTGGCATAGAAAAACCGGCTACAGGGGAGTTATCTGGTAGTTGGGGAGATGTTACTAATTTTAATTTTGACATATTTGACAGAGTTTTAGGTGCTTCAGATCTAACCGCGTCAAATCTTACAACAACTCTCACCATAAGAGCGGCCTCTCCTACGTCTGGACAAAGCAATGTGCAGACTGGAATGTTTGCAGTTATCAATCTTAAAGATAGTGGATCTGATTTAGGTGGCGTAAATGTCGTGACTATTGCACCAAATACCGCTACTAAGTTCTTTATTATAAAAAATTCGTTAACCGGTAGCAGGGCTGCTACCATAAAACAAGGAACAGGAGCTACAGTATCTATTCCAAACGGTACAACAGATATTGTGTTTTGTGACGGGGCTGGATCTGGAGCCGCTGTCACGGGGGTTGCAGCCTCACTGAACATAGCAGATAATACGGAGGTGGCTGGAACAGCCACTGCTTTGGCCATAGCTTTAGGATAGGAGTTAAAAATGGCAAATGATGCTTCCGCAACAATACAGGCGACAGTTTTGCCAGACGAGATTGCTAAAACCTTTTCGGCAAGTATGACTGTTACTCCTGATGATGCCAACGATAAATGGTATTATAAAAAAACTAGCGTGTCTAATTCAAGCACAGACTTGATCGCTGGTAACTATACAGATTACACCGCAGTTGACGATGATACGGCTCCCACTGCTGTAGCCACGGGTGATAAAGTTAAATTCTTGTTTATTAAAAACGTAGATACTAACAGTCGTAGCATTTACATAGTTTTAGATGCTGGTACGGCGTCATCTAGTGCAACCGATGGTATCACCATTGGTCCAAGCGAGGCTTTTGTAGCCAGACTGCCAAACACAACTGTAGCAGATATACACGCTATTTCATCTGCATCAACAGCCGAAGTCATAGTATGTGCTTTACTAGATGATGTAGCATAGGAGTAGAACATGGCTAATACCTTTAAAAATAAGGTGTT